AGACATGATATCCGATGGCAGCATGATATCCGATGGCAGGACTCTTCACGAACAATTACTGGAACAAAAAATGTGGGGCGAGATCCACAGAATGGCTAGGAAAGATGAGGGCTTGCGGGAATTGTTAGAACGTGCTATAGTATACTATAACTTAAAAAAAGATCATGGATAAACTAAACATTGGTTACGAGATGGAACAGTTTGACACAAAGAACCGAGAGTTCTTTGATGATTTGTCAGACGATGAAAAGAAGAAGTTTGCCCCATTTTTAATGATACGCTGGGGTAGTCTTGTCAGCGGTGATGCAGACTTGCAGGCCTATTACCTAATGAGTGTTAATGAAAGACTGAATAAACATTTCTTTGATATTAGCGGAGTGCAACACAAGAAGTTTCAATGGTTGTTGGCCAGTACTGTTAGTCCTGGAATGGGCAAGTTTAGACATAATTGGTTGGCTGCACCTAAACGTGGTGTTGGTAATAACAAAGCGGAGAAGTTTTTTGCAGAAATATATCCCCATGCAAAGTCAGATGAAATTAAACTAATGGCAAAGTTAAATGATAAGAACGATATTAAACAGTTGGCAAGGGCACACGGTTGGGATGATAAACGAATCAAAGACTATATTTAATTGTAAATATTGTGAAAAGCCTTTTAGAAAAGAAACAACCCTTTTGGCGCACCTATGTGAAGCCAAGCGTCGCCATATGCAACGAGATGAAACAGGAGTTCAATGGGCTCTTAAAGCGTATCTCAGATTCTATGAATTTACACAAGGCAGTGCACGGCTCAAGTCTTATGATGACTTTGTTAAGAGCCCTTATTATAATGCCTTTGTTAAGTTTGGTAGGTACTGTGTCAGCATCCGTTGCATTAATTTTATTAATTTTACGGATTTTCTTTTAAAGAACAACAAGAAATTAGACTACTGGTGCAAAGATAGTTTATATACAGAATGGCTTCTTGAGTATTTGAAACGTGAAGCCACCCAAGACGCATTAGAACGTGCACTCAAGGAGATGACAGAGTATGCAGAAACACATCCAGAACTTAAAAATGGGTTTAGTGATTATTTCAGATATGGTAATGGCAATCGGATTTGTTATCATATTAGTACCGGTCGTATTAGTCCTTGGGTCATCTTTAATTGTGACAGTGGTATTCAATTTCTTGAAGGATTGGATGAAGGTCAAGTCCAAATAGTTATGCCTTGGATTGAGCCAGACTTTTGGCAAAAGAAATTTACAGACTATCTAGCGGATACATTGTGGGTCAAAGATATTTTAGAAAAAGCGGGATTATGATATAGAACCAATATCTCATATTGATATTGACTTTATATATAAATAAAGTTAGGAGGATATATGACCCCAACTTGGCTATACATAAAACAACATAATAAAACTGGATTAAAGTACTTTGGTAAAACAATCAAAGACCCTTATACATACAAGGGGTCTGGAAAATATTGGAAAGATCATATTCGTAAACACGGAAATGATGTTACGACCGTTTGGTGCGAGTTATTCAATCACAAAGAAATTCTAGTAGAATATGCAATGAAATTTTCTAAAGATAATAATATCGTTGAATCAGATGAATGGGCAAATCTTATCATTGAGAATGGGATTGACGGTAATGTGCCAGGCAATAAAGCATCTCCTGAATTAAGACAAAAATTATCTCAGTCACACAAAGGACAAACCCCGTGGAACAGAGGCATTCCTAGATCTCAAGGAGTTAAAGATGCTGTTAGTAAGGCAAACACCGGAAAGGTTGCCTGGAACAGAGGCATTCCAAGAGATGACAAAGTTAAAGATGCAGTTAGCAAAGCCAACAAGGGCAAAACTGCGTGGAATAAAGGCAAATTAAGAACTGAAGAAGAAAAACAAAAAATGAGAGAAGGTTGGGCAAGACGAAAAGCAGAAAGAATAAATGAATCTAAAAACTAAATTCTCTAGTGACATTGACATTGACTTTGGCAATCGCGATCTGGCGTTACAACATTTAAAACATACACCTGCAGGCATTGTTCGTGACGACAAATTAGTCAAACACAATACAGGCGTTTATGTTACAGACATTCCCACAGATCCTTTTACAGGAGTTGCGACAATAGATCACAAGGCGGCAGAAGATTGGGGCTATAATAAATTAGACTTTTTGAATGTGTCGTTATATACACAGATTAAAGATGAAGAACATCTAGTCAAATTGATGAATGCCGAGCCTGCATGGGATCGATTGTATGATCCTGACTTTTGTGGCCAACTTATTCACATTGGTAGTCATTATGATTTATTAATTAAATGTCCGGAGGCAGTGAATACTATTCCGCGAATGGCTATGTTTTTGGCGCTGATTAGGCCTGGCAAACGACATCTAGTGGGGAAAATTTGGCGAGAAGTTGCCGAGACTGTTTGGGATGCCACAGACGAATACACATTCAAAAAGTCGCATTCGATTGCGTATGCACATCTAGTCTGTGTTCACATTAACTTACTCGTCGAACAAGGGTTATAGAACGTCGTTTACTGCGTTTCATAGCCATTTCTTTTAGGCTTACCTGCGGGCCTACCTTAATCACAACATCTTTACTATTCATAGTTTTAACACAAAACTTGAATTCTGCCCACTCACTCTTTAAAAATACATTAATCGGAATAATTCGATTGCTTTCCCACCACCAAGTGTCTCCAAGTTGTAGGAACAAAACCTTTTGTTCAGGAGTTTTTAAGCTGGCAAAATCATAGATTGTTGTAATCTGTTCATCAGCGTTTTGAATGATTCCTATGTATTCGTTGCCCCCGTATGTAAGCAGGGTCAAGTAGGGATATTGATCTAATAGTTGTTTTATTTCTTCCACGTTTTATTTATAGTCTGGGCGATCACGGTTTTTAGTTTTGGGTTGGGCTAAATATGTAAAAGATCACAAAATGATAACAGTCAAAGCCTACATTTACCCAAATACTGCTGAGGTACAAGTATTTGACCCGACAATATTTACTACAAGGAATCGCCAAGTGTATAGTCGCCCTATTAAAGTCTACCAAGGAGTAGATAATCCAATCCAAGTTATAGTTAAAAATCAGGATCAAAAGCCTGTGGATCTTACTGGTAGTAGCGTGACTGCAAGTATCCAAGATCCCACAAATCAAGTTACAATTAAGAGTTATAGTGTAACTTGGGCAAATATTCAGCTGGGCCAAGGCAATTTTACTTTTGATGCCAACACAGTAAACACATTAGAAAACCGTTTTTATAAATTGGCTTTTAGTACAACAAACACCGGAACTGATGAAACAACACCTGTTTATATTGATGACAACTATGGTGTGCCCTTGGATTTAGAAGTATTACCTGCTTATTATGGCACAAGCTATACTCCACCAAGTGAGGGTACTACCTACTCGTTAGATGGCGGATCAATCTAAGATGGCAAACATTAATATATCAACAATACTATTGAAGCGTGGTAACACCACCGCGGCCAATACCTACGTGGGTCCACTGGGCGAACTATTAATAGACACTGGTGAAAAGACTATTAGATTACAAGATGGTGCCACTCCTGGTGGTATGAGTACATTGGTTAATACACAACAGTTGGCCAATGTTATTACAACCATTGAAGGTATTACTAGTAATACTGCCAACATTGAATCTATCTTGTCTAATATTAGTGCAGCTAATTTAAGCAGTATTATTGGTAATGTATCCTCGCTCCAACATCAACTCAGCAGCAATACCAGTACTATAACTGTTGGTAATGTAAACACGGCAAATATCTATGCAATTAACAATTATGTTGAAATTGGTAGTAGTGTTGGGATTCAACTACAATACGATCCCAGTGGGACATTTAATCCATACAATATAGAAAATGGTAGTTGGTTCTATTTGGACAGCACCGGATTTAATTTCTATAGTAATACAACCGGAAATCTTGCATTCTTTTATATTGGCAACGATGGTAATTTAGAGTTTAATGACGACACGATACAAAGTACCGCATATCAAGGTCCTGCCGGACAAACCAGCTTTGCCACAGTAGCAAATGTAACCACTGCCAACGTGGCTCTAAAAGCCTACGTAGATAATAAAATTGGATTGCTGGCAAATGCTCCGGCAATACTTGACACGCTGGGACAAATTGCTACTGCGATACAAAATGATGAAGCAAATATTGGCACATTGTTGACCAGCATGACTGCAACCAATGCTAATATAGCAGCTGCTAATATCGCGTGGCAGGCAAATGCAGCAACGCAACTAAGTCAAATAAATGCAGCCAATGCAGCTATTATCACTGCCAATACCGCAGTTGTTGCGTACATTAACGCACAAGATACTCTATTACAATCGGGTATTACTGGAGCTAACAATGCTATAGT